TAACTACTTTACTTGCCTGTGACAAACCAAGCGTTGAAATGTCTAAATAATTTAATTCAGTTGTAGTAGCAGTAACCCCATCAAGTAAATTTAATTCAGTCGTTGAAGCTGTTACTCCATCAAGTAGGTTTAGCTCTGTTGCTGTTGCAGTAACACCGTCAAGAATATTTAATTCAGAAGCGGTAGCTGTTAAATCACTTATCTGAGAAACAGTAAGGCTTGTTGCTACTGGAGCTACATTTTGCCATGAACTTCCATTATAAACCTTAACTACATTTGAAGTAGAATTATAAAATAAATCACCTTCATCCAAACTTGAACTTGGATCAGATGAACCAATTCTATATCTTTCTGCAAAACTATTAACACCAGATATATTTGTAGCAACTGTAGATATATTGTTAACATTTGCTGTTGTAGCCAATGTATTTAAGTCACTTACAAAATCACTTGTAGCTAATGTATTGAGATCAGAAACAATATCAGATGTTGCAAGAGTATTAATGTCAGAAACAATATCTGAAGTTGCTAATGTGTTTAAATCAGAAACAATGTCCGAAGTAGCAAGGGTATTAATATCACTAACAATATCGCTTGTAGCTAATGTATTTAAATCGCTTACAATATCAGACGTAGCTAATAAATTTATATCATTTATAACATCTGTTACTGCTAATGTATTTAAATCAGAAACAAAATCTGACGTAAGTAAACTGGCTTTAGCAGCTACAGAAGTTATTTCACTAGATTTACTTGCACAAGTAGTTATTGCGTTAGTTGCTGTAGTTCCATCTTGGATATTAGCAAGTAATGCTATATCAGTAGCGGCAGCAGAAACAGTTTGAACATCAGAAATGCTTGGCCCTGCCTCTACTGCGCCACTTGATGCATTGAAAGCGAGCGTCTTTCCTTTACGAGTATCAACATCTGGGAGGACAAGTGATACCGCAGCATCAAAATCTGTAAGTTGCAATGCACGATTAGCTTGATCTTCTAAATCAGCAGCAATAGCAATCATTCTATCTAGTTCTGTGTTTAATGAAACAATATTAAATGCACCAGAAACAGGAAAGTCAGTAGTTCTTTCTAAGGCAATATCACGGGTAATAACAACAGTAGACCCACCAGTGATACCTGTGACAGACATAGAAACAGTACCAGTAGAACCATCGCCACCCGAAACAGTGTAGTGAGTAGTAATTGTTTTGAGCGTGCCATCTACATATACATTCAAATCTGCATTATCAAAAAACTCAAATGGTACTGCAAAACTTGTTGTTGTTGCCCCTTGTGATACTGAATAAGAAATACGCGGTGAATTGTCTGCAATGTTAATTGTCATAGTAAATCCTCATTTGAGTGCAGAATATAAATGAATCTAAAAAGCTGCAACGCACAAAAAACAATTTTACCCGCACAATTAATTAAATCTACCTAATGGTTTTTGTGGTAATTCTTCTCTTATTGCGCCTAACATACTATTAACAAAATCTTTATACCAAAATATTTGAGCAAAAGGCAAAATTCTAGCAAGATCTTTTACCCCTTCATTATAATTCCCAGTAATTAAATCAGCAAAAGCCCTATAATAATCTAATGCAATAGAAGGTCCTGCACCTCCAATGCCAGTTAAAGCATCAGCAGCATTAGGTCCTTGAGGAAACTTAGGTGCAACAAAACCACCAGTTATATTAGGCCCACCCATAGCAAGAGAGGTAGCCATTGCTGTATAAAACATATCGGTATGTAAAGGCATAAGCCCAGAGTAATCAAATGCTCTAGCAAATTGATCTTGGAATTTTAATTCAATGTAATCAGGAGTTCTAATTTGCAATACCATGTAACCTAAGCCCAGAGCCATTGCTGTACCCATATACTGACTCTTAACCTGACCAGAAGCATAAGCCCCCATAGTTTTATTTACTGCGGCTAATGAATAGCTATAGAATTGAAATGGTAAGCCCATCAAAGCATTTTCTATTCTAGCATATCCTCTATATTTTGTGCTTTCTTTCATACCTAATTTAGAAGCAACACTCATAGGTATATAAGCAACACCATCAACTATATTTGGCTTGTCCATTGGAGTTCCCATTAGTATAGTGTTTGCAGCACCAGATCCTAAGGCAACTCTAAACCTTCTTGTTGCTTCTGCATCAGTCCATTTCTCTGTGTTCGCTAAATAAAGACCAGAGTCGCCTTGCTGTATTGCTTCTTGAGCAGTAATACGTTTTGCCATATTTTCATCTATTGTGTATCTGGCTAAAAACTCTCTTTCCATTTTATTTGCAGAACCATTTGCCCACTTTTTTGAATAATCAATAATAGTGTGACTACGCATCATACCATCAAAATCTTTAAATATTCTAGTAAACGGACCAAGCCCATTTAATGCGTAAAATCCATTTTTAGCTTTATCAAAAATAGTAGACCTTAAAGGATTGTTAGAAAGATCATCAACTAATCTTAAATGAACACTTCCTAATAAAAGCTCTAAAGCTTCACCTGCTATTCTTAATTCTTTAGCTCCCATCTTAAGTTGGTTTTGCTGAAGCATTGTAAACAAACCTTGAAAGGTTTCTTTAAAACCATGCTCCATTACAATTTTAGCAGGTTCAGTTAATGTAGCTACACCTGCACCACCTAAATAACCAAACTGTGCAGCATCTCTTAATACTTGTGCAATAGTATAATCCCAAGAACTAGGGCTTTTATATTTTGTAGTGCCAACAACTCTATCATAAGCATGTTGTATATCTTTTAGTGCTGCATTTCTTCTTTTAAGTGGTATTTTGGCTTCTGCCATAACAGCATCTTGTTCCATAAGAACTTCATCTATTTGCTTGCCGCCAAATTGTCTTGAAAATTCATATCTTGCTCCAACTCTAGAAGTGTAAGCTCGCATTACTTGTATCGGATTAGTGTGTATATATTTTAAAACAAGAGCATTAGGAATATCTAAAATCCTATGTCTTTGATGTTTTGATTTGCCAAGTCCAAAAAACATTTGGTCTACATCAAGAGGATCATGCTCATTTAAAATTCTATCTGTAAGCCTTGTAACACGTTTAGCAACATCAGCAGGATCAGTAGAAAAATCTATTTTTACTATTTCACCATTATCAAGATATTCTACGCTTGCAGGGTTTTCACTAATCCACTCCCTAATATCTTTTTCAAAACCGTTTCTATCAGATCTAATTTCGTCTGTGTCAAAATATCTAGGAAAAAATGCAACTTCGTTTTTATGTTTCATTTTACCTAAATTTGCATACTCTTCTAGAACTTCTTCATGTCCCTTTATTACTTCTTTGTTTTTAGCAATAAGAGAGCTGAGAGTATTAATGTAATCTTTGTTTTTAGATTTTTTTATTTTACCCTCTAACATTTTAATATTAGCTTTTCGTTTTCTAATATTTGTTCTGTAATAAGATGTATGACCAATCATGCCTTCTTCTCTTAAACGAGGCTCCCATAAGTCATCAAAATATTTAGAAAATACTTTCATTGCTTGAGACTCATATTCATTTGCAGGAGCCTCACCTTTTATTCTTTTGTTAGAAACCATTTCAGTCCAAGCTTCAAAAGGCTTTCTTTTAAATCCCATATAATCAAATGGAGCAACTACACCTTTGCCCGTATATTTCCCCCATATCTGAAGCAACTCATCATAATGTTGAACAAACTCACCTTCTAATAATTTTGCATCTTGAGCTACAGAAGGATCTAATGCTGCACCTCTTTTATTAGCCTCTAACAATATGCCACTATCATTTTGTATCTTAAGCAATGTTTCTTTTGTTTCGTCTGGTAGTTTGTCGTCTTGTAAAATTCTTTTTGCAGCAGTTGGTATTGCTTTAAAAAACCAAGAGTCAGTAAAAAAATTCTTAGCAATATTAAGATCAGTTTTAGCAGGACCTTGAGTTAGATCATCAAGAGGTGGTGAATCAGCTTCTACTGCATTTGTTAATTCTTTTATTTCTTTTTCTGCGGCTCTAGTTGCATTAACTCTTCTTGCTAACGGAATATCAATTAATCCACGCAATGCACCACCAATTATAAAAGAAGAGCCTATAGCAACAATAGGTTCATCAGGAGTAGAAAGCGGATCAAGTGGGTAACGTATTGCTTCCTGACCGCCAACAAGACCTGCTGTATAAGCACCTTGCTTAAACATTCTGTAATATAAATTTGCACCCTTTACAAAAGGAATAGGAACAACATTAACTGGATCAAGAACACCTGCTGCTATATTTTGACCAGTAGATGCTCTATCAATAATATTTCTACTAGCTTTATTAGCTATAAGCCCAGACTCAATATGTTTAAATTGTTCTGGACTAGCAGCCCTCATAAGATATGGCGCAAACTCTTTATTTCTTTCATCAATCATATCCATTGGATTAAAACCATCTTCAAGAGGTGGAGCAAATCCAAAGTTTTTAAGTTCCCTAATATAATCTATAGCAGGTCTATATCTGTAAGATAAAGTTGCGCCTACTGTTTCAGCAAATGTAGGATCTTCCATTTCTTCTTGATTAGATCTTGAATTTTTTTGAATTTGAGGAAGTATGTCTAAACCATTTCTCATTAACGGTTGCCTTCATACTTTATTAAGTTGTCTCTATCTAACGCACCTAAGCTACGAGTAAATGGTGTTTCTCTTATTCCTGCTATACCATCAAACATTCTTGGTCTTTTTGCTAAGGCATCTCTCATAGCCTTTGCATTTTGCTGATTTCTTAAAGTTGCAGCAAGTAATAAGTCTTGGCTTTTTCTTGCCTCTTCTTCAGCCCATTCATTTGTTTCAGTTAAATCAAATGCAGGATGTATAACTTCTTCAGCACTAATAAAATCCATTTCATTTTCTAATACATCACCATTTCTATTCATGTACATAGGAACAAGTTCATTAGTGTCAGATAATATATGAGAAAAATAAATTACTTCAGTATTAGTTTCAGAATAAGGAACTAAATAAACACGTTTTGTTTGTCCAATGACTTCTTTCCTAGTTGCTGTAGAAGATGCAGTTGTTCTTTTTTCCTCAAGACGTTTTTGTCTTGTTCTTACTACTTCGCTTTCAACAATAATATCCTCAGGCTCACCTATTGCATAGCCTTTAGGCAATTGAGAATTTACTAACTCTACAAAAACGTTTGCTTCTTCTTTGTCAGGATATGATATAGATATTGCATGTCTAGTAAGACCTCCAATAACGCCATTAGGATCTACAACGTATTCATCTTTTGCAAATCGTTGTGCAATATCTTCTTCTATTTTTTGCTGTATTAAATCAGGAGATACCTTATTGGCAGCCATCATTTCAACAGCACCTTCATACATTGTTTGAACAAGCGGATCATTACCAACAATGTCTCCATCATATTTAACATATGTTGCTAAAAAACTGCTAGGTGTATGCTGAACATCATCAATTTTAAGAGTAAAGTCTCTTATGTTTTGCCTAGATTTATCTACTTCATTTAACGTTACTTCAGAAATAATATCTGAAAAACTCTTCTCATCACCATAAAACCCTTTGAGTCTAGAAATCTCATCTAATCTAAAAATCTCAGTAGGTGTTAATACAGGAACTAATGCATTTCTTTTACCATTATCTAACTTAGATAATACTTGATAGTGCCTCATAATAACTTCAGCATCAGGGTTTGGAACTTGACCCTTACCAATAGATTTTAAACCAACATGTAAATCTTGAGAAATAGTTTTCTTCATTAACTCATAGAAATGTGGGCTTTCCATAGTAGCCCTGTCTAAAGCAGAAGTAAAACCATGATCTTTAAGAATCATATCCATAGCTTCACGAACATCTTTGTCTTTATTAGCAGAACTAGAAAATGCTTTAACTTTATTTTGAGCTAAAATAGCTTCTTCTGCTAATCTTTTTTCTGCTGCGGTTTCTTCTGATTTAACACGATTTTTCTTTTTAATTATTTCGGTTACTATTTTTCCTCTATTGGTTTCATCAGTAGCATTAATAATATCTTGTGCAACTTCAATAGAATCATCAGATAATCCCATATTATTATTGCCATTGCTTGAAACAAACTCAGCAATATTATTAAGCTCTCTTGAATTTTGTTCTGGCAATCCATTTACAATAGCATTTGCAGAGTTAAAGAGTAATCTTTTTTTCTCATTATCTTTTTCTGGATTACTTAAATCAGTAGTATTATTTATTTCTTCGATTCTTTTATTTACTTCTTCACTACCTGCGTCCCCATTTGAAATATCACTTATTAGATCTGTAGTTATGTTTTTAAAATCTGATGATCTTTTATAGGCATCTATTTCTGCTTGAACTTCATCATCGGTGCCTTCTAGCATTTGCTCAACAAATACTAAGTCTAATCCTGAGTCATAAAAAGATGGGTTAGATCTTAAAAAATCTATAACCTTTCTTTGTCTAGGGGTTAGTCTGTTACCAACGTTTACATTGCCACCCCTTAAATAAGTCTTTGCATCTGTAGGGTTTCCATCAGCACCAATAATTGAAACAACTGGCTGCAATGCTGATCTCCTTAGACTTTGCTCTAAAGCCTTATGATCTTTTTCTTGAGTAGCATCTTGCATCTGTCTTATTTTGTTATTGATATCCATGTCAAAAGATTTAAGAAGCATATCTGCACTAATAGGATCATCACTATAGTAAGCAGTGCTAAACTGATTGTAGAAAGTTATTTCACTAGAATCTGCTTGGTTTTCATATACTAAAGCAGAAGCGTTTTGAGCAGCTTTTAAATCAGCAGATTGTTGTGCTTTGATGTCATTTTCTATAGCATCATAATCAGCAGAATAAGCAGCTACTTCTGCTAATACTGCACGTTTATTTGACTCACTTACATATTCTAAAAGAGGCTCTACTTGTTTTTTTAACTCTTCTGGAAGTAGATCTGCTTTTCCTCTTCTAATTGCTATTTCAATTAACCTTCTATCATTAGAAGTTGTTATTCTATTTCCTGTGTTATCTTGTTTTGAAAAAATACCTTCAATTGCGCCAGACACATAATTAGCTTTTAAGGTTTCAGAACTAGCAGTTTTTACATTTACATTTGTCTGAACACCAGAGTCTATAAGATCTTGGTTTCTATCTTCGTTTGCTTGAAGAGCTTGTTTAAATTTACTTAAGTCTCCACTCTGCCCAAGATAATAAGCAACATCAGAATCCTTTTCATTTCTTTGCCCAAGAGCTTGAAGTATTTTTGTATCTTCTATGTCTTTTTGTTTTTTTCTAAGGCTAAGAGTAGATGCAGCAACAAAAGTAGACCCTGCCCTATAAATAAAATTTGTATATTCTGTAGTTTTTCCACCTTGTTTAGAACCCTCTGCTAAAGAATCTATATAGGTGTTCATTACCTCAGCATATTCCTTTTCAGCATATGGTGTATCTGAATATGTAAGCGCAACTTCTTTAGCTTTGTTTTCTATTTGTTGTTCAATTTCAAATTGAAACCTATCAGCTACTACTCTTTCATAAGCTTCTGCACCTTTTCTTCCTACAAATCTATTTGAATTAATCCAATCTAAGGCTTCTGGTCTGCCTGTTTCTGGATTAATTGCTGTTATTTTTTTTACATCTAATTGTTGAGCTTTTTCGGCACCACTTTTTTCAGCTTGCCTACCCATTTCATCAATAGCTAATTCAGTTAGTTTTTGCGTTGCATTTGCAAGTCTATTATATCTTTCAGCATCACCACCTCTAGATCTAACAACACCTACTGGGCCTATGCTGCTAACTTGTCTTTGTTCTCTTAAAATTGGCATAATATTAATCCTAAGTTATATCTAAATTCTTAAGCAACCTAGCCATATTACTATATAAATTAGCGGTAGCTTCAGCGCGTATTCCTGAAGAGGCACTTTGCCCATATTTGTAATCAAGTGAAGCACCTAAAGCAAACTTAGCTGAAGTAAGACCTGAACGTTTTTCTAAATCTTCTAAATCTTCAGCAACAATTTTTCTATTCTTTTTTAGAAAAGCTTTAACAGATCTATCGCCTCTTCCCATTGAGCTAAACTTAGCAATATTTTGATTCTCAGCCCTTTCCATATCCTCTAATCTGCGATTACTTTCGCTTATTGCTTGGGCTTTTGCTAAGAAAAGTTCATTTACTTTTTGCCTAGCGTCAAACACACCAAGAGCTGCTCTTCGTTCGGCCTCTGCTTTTTGGTAATCAAATTGTTTCTTTGTGCCTAAAAGACTAAGACCAGTAGTAAGTATGGTAAGGGCATTCATTAGAAAGATACCTCCGCGACTAAACCATTAACTTGTATAAACATAGGTGCAGTTTGCGTTACTGTAACTTGTGGGTCTTTGTTGTACCCAAGCAAATAAAACTCTCGTTTACCTGTAACTGCCTCCCTTGCTTTACTAAAATCATTATTTACTTTTCTTATTATTAATTTTTTACTGTTTACAGAAACAGAAAGCGTTTCAGATAAATCAAGTATTACTCTAGACAAACTTCTAGGCTGACCTGTTTCTGGACCGATAGCAGTATTAACATCTATGGGATTAGTCTTTAGCTCTACATCAAAACCAAAACCTACCTGACAACTTGTAAGAGAACTATCTACAGAAGAAACATCAACTTTGCCAGCAGCTACCGTAAATTCTCCTAAATAATCAGTAGAACTTATTACATCAACTTTAGCACCATTTTCAAAAAAGTTTGATACAGTAAAAACACCTGATGTACCTGTGTAAGCATTTCCAAGATCTAGGCTTACATTTTGATTTAACTCAGTAAAGACAAAACTATTTGTACCTGATCCAAGATCGGTTTTAACAACAGCAAAAACCCTGTTATCAATAGCAGTAACAGAATGAAATGAACCTTCTGTTTCAAATCTTGTCCAACCTGCAACACCCTCAACTCTATTCAGATTATAAACAGCAATTTCTCCTGTAAAGTTCTGAACAAAAACAAATGATTCCGCTGTGTTTACTGCGCCACTAACAACACACATTTGAACAGGGTCGCTTATTAAATGAGAAGAAAGCAATGAAATAGGGTCAGCTTTATAGGCTTGTTCGCTGTCGTCAAATACAAACTGACGTATCATCTTACCACCAATTTGACTAAAAATTGTAGCACCATAGAAAGGTTGCGGCCTTACAAACGTAGAGCCAAAAGATGTCTGTCTTTTTACTCTAGCATTTGTAGGTGTAATAGGTTGGTTTTCAAATGTAGGGATAAAAAACTCTGAACCTGCGGTAAAAATATGTATATCTCTGTTAGAAACAAAATGACGTATAGTAGCTACTTCACCAATACTCATAACAAGTTCTAAAGAATCATCATCAGCAGCCGTACCAATATCAAAGTTGTAATATAAACCAGACTTACTAGCCCAAACTGTATCAGGTTGAGCAAGTGTACCACCAAACCATAACCTATTTTCATGGAAACCAACAGCAGCAGGATAACCTCGCAATGAAGAATATGACTGCTCCATCCACTCTTTTGAAGGTGCATGGGTTACAATTTGTACATTACCGCCACCATCTTCTGTAGCATTCGCTGACCCACCTGCGGTAATTGTATATCTATTTTCATCAATTATTTTTTGAATAGATCTAGCACCATTTAGATTTGATGCAGATATGTTTCCAACACCAGAAGCATTTCTTAAAGTAATTGAATCGCTTGCAGTCATACCATGATTTACATGAGTAATTTCTACTGTAGTAGATCCATCAATAGTTCTTAATGAATTAGGATCTAACTCAACAAATAACTCATCAACTACATTTCCTGTAGCTTGAGTAGTAGATTGAACAGAAGTAATTAATATCTCAGAATCATGGTATAATAAAGTAAGCCCAACGTGCTTAGAATCAGGATAGTTACCACCAGACTGACTGCCTGTTGTATCAAAGTATGCCGCGCTTGTTGTAACAGTAATCCCAGTTCCAGTAGAAGCAGAAGGATTTAAGGTAACTCCAGTAGCGTGAAAAGAATAATATGGCTGATAGGTTCTGGCATTTCCTGCTTGAAGCTGAAAATTAAACTGCTCTACTTGAAAACTATTTAAACCAGTTCTTACTAATTGCTGACACATAAAAGTATTATGACAAAGAAATAATACATCACCACCTTGAGCATATGTTATTTCATGTAGGTATGCCTGATCCCATTGAAGTGTTGCGCTATCTATATCCTGAGTTAATGTAGTTGCTAAAGTTAATGCCCCAGTAGTAGGGTTAATAAAAAATATTTCACATTTTTGATGAGATAAAGCTATTACATATTGCTCATCATCTGAAAATATAAAAGGTATTAACCTTACTTGCTGCCTTATATTTGTGTCTTCTGTTACACTAGTAAAGTCATGCAGTGCTTGAAACCCACCTCTTTTAGCCACACCGCCTTCTGTTCTTATAAAAAAGTTTTTAACACTCTGAGCAGACGAGTTATAAATAGCAGAATCCGTCCTTGAAACCAAAGACGGACTAATTTCTCCATACTGAAAATTTGTAATTGGTATTCGTGCTTTTTGCATTAGCTGCGCCTATTTGTAATAAACCTCGATGTTGTAACTTTTCTAGTTGTTTGTTGTTGTGAGTCAGTTGATCTAGCTTTTGCTATAAGAAAATCATACTGAGTAGACATTAATGATGATAAAGATGTATCTCTTATTAAAGCTGTAGCAAATACAGTTGCCATTGCATATTCAACACAAAGAGAAAAATAAGAAGGCCAATCAACCTCATCAGCCCTATAAGTATAATCTAATATTAATTCATCATTAGCACTAGCATCACAAAAAACTTTATCCCCATATATATTATATTCTATTTGAAGATCTCTTACGGTTACAGCATGAACAAAAAGATAATCTGGTAATTGATATGCAGCATCAAATCTTCCAGTAGGAGCATCAGACAATCTGTTTAATACAGCTTGGTTAGTCGAAAACCTCCATCTAGTAGATGTAAGATTAGTTCTTGCAATATCTTCATACATATTCCCTGCAATCAGGGCTTCTGTAGTATCATCATTAAAAGAAGTAATTGGTTCTGCGCCAACCAAAATAAGCGCACGACTACAAATATCAATTGCGCTATTAGCAGGTGTGCTTAATGCCATTATAAACCCCTATGAAAAGAGGGGGGCAAAAGCCCCCACTCTATTAGTCACCATCGGTTTCTGCGACAGCAGTACCATCGGATACATCCACAACTGTACCAGTGTTAGAAAGCACAGTACAAAAATTAGTTGTTGGAGTGTTTGTATCGCAAACAATAATCAGATCACGAACAGCAAGCATATTAGCTGCACTGTTAAAATAACCTGCTGAGTTTATAGCAGCGATTGCGTCTGTAGTTGAATATCTCCAAACGCTTCCATTTGAATCGCCACCGATACGAGTAAGACCACTTGCACTATAAGCCATTTAAGATCTCCTCTTAGTTATTGTCTAGGACTTCGTAGATACCGTTATCATCGATAGCTACCGCGCCCATTGACATCATTGATGTTGCTAAGTGAGACACTTTCTCAGCAACATAGTTTACTTCAGTTTGAACATCAGAGTTCACACCAATACCTACCGCACTTGTATGGTAAGCAAAATTCTTACCACCTGCTACAGCAGACGTTGAAAAAATCTTGAAGCCCAAGAACTCTTTCATTGTCATACCACCTGCAAATGGTAGGTTTTGCGGACCAACAAAGTCTGACGAAGCAAACTCAGTGATTGAAAACAAATCAGCATAACCTGCAGGAGACATCGCAAGATAGCGTTGCCCATCTTCTGGAACATCTGCCGTACCCATTGTTTCAAACAATGATAGAAGATCTGCTTTAGCAAGAGCAGAACCAGTATCATGTATTTGAGTAGAGTTAGCACCTGCATCCATAGCAGTAATGATAAGCTCATCTGTTTTTCTACCAAGAGCAGCAGCAGCAGATTGTGCTACAGCTTGTCGCTCGTTGATATTTGTTTTCAACTCATCAAGCTTGTCGATATACTCAGCAGCGTAAAAGTCGCTCATTGTTGCTTCGACATTGGTATGCGCAAGATCCATTGGAGTTACATTACCATTGCGTGATTTAGTTGTTGCTGATCCAGTGCCTATTTTCTGGAATCGTGCAGTTGATCCTGACACATTTGTAGAGCGAATAGTATTCCGTAGCTTGGAACCCATACGCTGATACGCCATGTGAACTTCAGTTTCAAACTGCTTTATAAAGGCTTGGTCTATTGTATTAGCCATTTTACAGTCCTAAATTGAGTTTCCGATTGCTACGAGTGTCCACTCTTACATATCAATTCGGGTATCCAATAAGGGCCGATCAATGCGATATGGGTCGTAATGACCCATTCAAACAATAATTTTATTTAAAATGCAACGCACAAATTAAATTTATTGATTATATAGCTTTTGAAAACCTTCATTAACCTGTTTAATAAAGTCTGCATTTCTACGCGCAGGATGCCAATATCTTTCATCAGCCATCATTTCTCTAAGACCTTCTTCGGTAATTCTATCTACTGGCGTACCATCAGAGCCAATTGCAGGAGATTGCAACTTGGCCATAATAAATTCTAAAGCCTGTACTCCTTCTGCTGTAGCAGCTAAATCTTCTATAGATTCCATATATTCTTCTGGAAAAAACTGTCTAGCAAATAAGTCAACAGCTTCTAATCTTACATTAGCATTATCACCAAGTTTTTTTATTTCTTCTTCTGGATCTGGTAAGAAACCCTCTTGAGCCTTCATTACTTTCTCTAGCCCTTCAGCAAACTCTTCTTGGCTAAAACCATAAGTAAAAGCATGGTCTGCCCACCATTTAAGAGTTTCATCATTTGTATCAATATTATCTACATCTACAAAATCAGGAAGTTGATAATCACCTGCACTATCTGGTCTATCTTTAAAACTTTCTGTTTCTATTTCTTTTAATAATTCAGCGCGAATATCTTCATCTTTAGTGCCTAGCTTAGACTCAAGTTCTTTGTAAGCTTTTGCTAGATCTTCACCTGTTTTATATTTTTCTGGCAACCACTCGGGGCGTTCCTCTGTTTTAGTTTCTAAATCTTCTGCAACCACAAAATCTCTCTCTTCTTGTGGCGGTAGTTCTGCTGCAGTTTCTGTTTGTTGAACTTCTTCACTCATTGTTTTTTACCTTATGTGATCTTTGGATATGACGCTCTATTAGGCCAACAAGATACCGTTGACCTTCCAAATGACGCAGCTCATCAGTAGAAATATTAGGGCCGCTTACCATTTCAATGGTTATACTACGCAAGTATTTAAGAACTTCTTGACCAGTAGGTTGAGAAAATAAAGAACCAAAGTTAAGGCTTATTTTATCTTCTTCTGTCTTCTTTCTTGCTATTCCGTCTAAACCAATATGACTATTCTGCGGCAATAGGTGGCCCTGCTATTTGTTCCTGTTGTTGCATTTGTTGCATTTGCTGCATCATTGCAACTATCTCTCTACGCTCTTCTCTGTCACGAATCAACCCATCAGGTACACCAAACTTCTTAGCTAAGTGAATAGCAGTCTCTTCAGAGTTAATAAGTACATTAGTTGTATCAGGGCCAAAGTAAGCATTAACAAGCTCTAAAAATCTAGATACAGAGGTAATATCTTGGTTTGATTGCGCCTGTGCTAATGGTGACGAAGATCTTATTTTTACCTCTCTTCCATTAACTGTAGGTAATTCAATACGCCCTTGTTTCTTAAGAATGTGTATAACTCTTTGCAATACAGGCTGCACTAACTCAGCTTGCAGTCTACCAAACGCTGACCCTATCCTGCGTGATAAATCTGCCATACGTTCAGCCACTTCTGTAGCAGATGCAGGAGTTCTATCTGGATTTCCTAACATATCATTGTATAATGCACGTTTTATATTCAAGCGCATATCACCTAAAACTATATCCGCAACATCAAATCTTCCTGCTGATTGTATAGGTTGTAGTCCACCAGACTGCGGAGACTTGGGTATTATAGTTCCAGGGACTAGATTAATAGTATCAGGATTAATAATACCATCATCGTCCATTTGATAAATACCAGAGATAGCCATTTGTGCATTCTCTAATATAAGTTGAATAGTGAGGTTTGTAGTTTTTATAGCTGATAAAGCATTTATCAATGGACCTCTACCGTATACTTCTCCTGCACACTTAGACCATCTAAAACATACATACGGATTAGAACCAACGCCAGAAAACTTTCTTTCTACAATAGTTTCTTTTGTAGACATATCTATTACATAATATAGATGAGCCTCTTCATTACGTTTTGTATAATCCTTACATATAATCTCAAGGGTTGTGCATTTGCCTTCTGGATCTCTATCAATCCTATTTTGTATCTTCATATCAAACTTTGCATCTTCATAAAGTATAGGAAGATCGGAGTTTCTAATATTTTTACGTTCCCGAAAAACATGATCAATCTTATCATCAGGCCCAGTATCAAGAACAACATGAGGCAATGGTATTGCAGAAAACATTATAGGGTTAACAGCATCACCTTCATCCACACATAATACACCAGTACCTACTGCTAAATCCATAAATGCTTCATGTACTTCTTGAGAAAAGTTAGAGTTTTGTAGTATCTCAAATACATACTCTGTTACTTCATCAAGATCATTTTCAATAAAATCTTTTTCAGAGTCTGGTACTTCTGACCCTGCTGTTAAATCAGCCCATCTTGCAAAGTTAGGAACTAAACCTGACTGTAATCTAGATGCAAACTCTTGAACACCAACTACTGCTGTTTCGTCAAAGATTTTATCATCCCTGCGTTGTCCTGCTGTTTCATAGTAAAAAGATTCACGTTGAGGTAGCGCATATTCATAACATTCTTCAAAAAGATCAACAAAGTTTTGCCTGTGAGCTTTTGCTTTTTCATATCTTTCTAAATATTTTTTTGAATTTTGTATCATAAGAACCTACTATAGTATCCGATTCCACCAGTAGAACCAGTAATCAAAGATCTTCTACCTGTGCCACCTCTGCGACCAGTTCCTGCTTGTCTAGTTTGCACATTTAATTCTCTTTCAGTTCCAGATAAAACCCTACGTCCAGAACCTACTTCTCTATCTCTTTCTATTCTTTTTCTTAGTAAAGACTGTTTTGCTCTAGCTCTTTTTATTCTTTGCCGTCTTAATTCATCTTGTGCTAAAAGCTCTTGTGCCTCCATAGCTTTGTTTGGGTCTTGAGTGTAAATACTTGATGGAGTAGCAGATGTATCGCCAACGCCCTCACCAATAATAGTAGT